AGAAGAAGAAGCAATTAGTGATTTGAAACTAGCTGTGAAAGAGAATATTAAATTATCTCCAAGAAAAGAGCAAATTTTGAGAGAAATGAAATCATTGAATACCAAAGAAAAACTCACTGATTTGGTAATTGAAACTTCCGGTAGCAAAGAACAAGAATCATCTGAAAATAAATGCGAGGTTGATAAAAAAGAAAACCAAAAATATTTACCACCATATAAACCAGAAGATTGTCAATCAAAAAATAAAAGAAAAATTCTCTCTAAATTACACCCAGATAAGAATGCAAGTTGTGTCGAAAAAGCAACAAATGCATCTCAAGACTACTCACAATATTGCTCAGAACAAAAGGACAATGAAGACGATAATCAATATGATCCCAATGAGTCGTTTAGTCTTGGTAGTTTGTCCGAATTTTCCCCAACGAATCGAGACGATTTGGATAATGATTTTGGAAAGAATGAATTAATTGATAATCAGAGGAATGATAATTTGGTTTCTTCAAATAGGCCTGTCTCGTCTAATACTTCAAAACATTCGAAAACAAAAAGAGTTACATCAAAATCTATCCCACAAACGCGAAAATCGGAGAGAATTCAAAACCAATCCCTCCCGCGAAGATCGGAGAGAATTCAAGCAAAAAAAACAAAACTGTGAACTATATATTAACATATTTGTAAATTCTTTTTATCTTTTTTCATAATTAATCGTAGAAAAAGATCTTTGGATGAAAAGTAGTCAGTGTTAATGATCTTTCATCCAAACGTTATCAGTGTTGATATTTTTGATACCATTTTGTACATGTCATGTATAACTGTTTTCGTGTATAAGCTTAAAAAAAATGAACTACAATATATACAATAAGATTCATTTTTTTAATTTTTTCTAACTCTTACTAAATTAAAATACAAAGATGGAACAACAAGATCAATTTGTTTTTATTCCTCCTTCTGACCCTAAACATACTAAATTGAAACACATTTTACTCAAATGTTTCCAATACATTCAAAAAATAAAATGTGAAGTGCATAACAGCAATAATTCTTATATTGACGAGTTTTTCCAACATTTGAAATCATTATGTTACAAATCAAACAATGAAAAGATTGAAGAAAGTATTGAAGAAAAGAAATATCCTAATATTTTCATTGCTGGATCTTTTATGACATTGGTTTATGAAATATATTTTCATAAGTATCTAACCGAAAACAACGAAATAAACGAAACACAATTGCCATTTGTTTCTGGAGATGTTGATATTTGGATTGAAGATTCTAGCGTCCCTATACAAGAAAATTCATATGTTCAAGTTTCTTGTCCTAAATTACATGACGTTTTTGATTGGAATATTTCAACAACATTCACTGAATACGAAGAGTTAGACAAATTACCATCGAATATCACGTTTTTTAATGAAAAAGCGTACAACTTTATTCGTACACAAAACGCTTGCTCTATTTATTCATTATTAAACAATTTTGATTTTGATTATTGCAAATTTGCATACGACATTCGATTTGATACATTTATTACCACTCATAATGCAATGAATACTTTATGCAATCAAATTTGCAATGTATCTCTTCACACTTTCCAAAATTTATATTATCCGACATTCACAAATTCTGTAAATTCCAAATCAACAATTCCTATTAATTTATTTACAGAGTATGTTGTGATTTTTGAACACGATTCTACTCATACGAAATACAAGTACGAACATCCATTTTATGCATGTTTGTCGGCTATTGAAGATCATGGATGGAAACAAGAAGTTTCTTCTTTTTTTATGAATCAAAACAACATCGATTCTAATCTATTTTGCAATCAATCTTTGGCAAAATATACACTTTCCAAAATTCAAGAATTTAAAACCAATATTGGAATAAATGTTTACAATCAAGAACATGTTAATTATGTACTGAAACATGGTGGAAAATTCAATGAAAAAAAACAAACATTTTACATGCCATCTTCTGTTTCTATTTTGGCTTTTAAAAAGTTTCTACCTTTTTCAGTCTACAATGCGAAGAAAAAACAAGAATTAAAAGAATGGCAAGAAAACGGAGGAACTTTGATTATAAATGTCGAAAATCCAGTTGATTTTCATAATATTCATATGCCTGACGAATTTGATTCTTCTTATTTTACATCTAATTATTCTACACAAGACATTCAATCGTTTTTGTTGAACGCAAAAATTGATCCAAGTATTGTGTTTGATATTTCTTGTCCGACTTACCTTTCTAAGCAAAATTGGGGAAAAGGTATTCATGCAACACTGAAAAAAGATTATTCCTTTCTTAACGACGACACAGAAAATTTGTTTTCACAAGTTATCAGACCATTGTACTTATGGAGATTATCAACATCTAAAATTATAGCGCGCTTTTCAAAATACGCAAAGAGAGGAATCAAATTTAATTATACTTTCAATATAAACGGGTTTTTGAAAAATTCAAACAAATTCAATTGGATATTTCAATCAAAACAAATGAAAACTATATTGTCTTTCATCAAAAACAATGCTTCTCCTATGATAAAGCAATCTTTCTTTGATTATCTACCTTCTTATTTTTTGCCTTTATTCAACACAGAAGAACACTTTATTCATACAAACGAACACTTGCGTGTGAAATATGTATTGGAATATTACTTATACATGAATTTTTACGTGTTGTCTAATATTTTTATTGGACACTCTCGTCCCATATGCTTAGATTCAATCGAAACCGTTTGTTTTGAAAACGCTTTCTTGAAAAAATGCATACATGGATACAAAATTTCAATCATTCGCGAAGATAAAGAAAAAAGCCATGTCTTTTGTCATTTATACGAAATCCACGAATTTTACGATTTAATTAATTCTATAGATTTTGAAAATTGGCAACCTGTTGAACAAGCATATCTTTGGAAAAAAATGTACAACGAATATTTTTCAACCGATATCCATTCAACTAACAGAGAAAATTTATTTCTATTATGGAATTTAATTGGACCAATGCCAGATCTTTACAATTGTTGCATATTCGACGAATACTCCAAAAAAACTTATGTTGTTTGCTTCACTAAATTTTTATCTTTTTACAATGGAATTTACGAAGAAAAAGCATTTTTAACGAAAAATCCATTTCTTGGTATACAAGGAATTGGTGAAGGTTTAATATTATCAAATTCTTCTTCAACATCATCAAATAAAACACAACACACTAATGATACCAATTCCACAATGCATAGTGAAAGCGATGACGATGACTACGATGACTACGATGACTACGACAGCGACAACAGCAACAACAATGACATAGAAGACGAAAGCGATAATTACATAGATGATAATAGTAACAGTGTTTCAGATGATGATATTCAACAATAAATCGCCATTTACTCAAACTGCATAATTTGTTTCAAGCATGGGTCCATTGGGACTAAACGAATTGTTTTCCACTGCAATAGTTTTGTTTTTTGTATAAGAAAAGATATATGTAATAGAATTTTTACAAATTTTATCTTCTCTCACAAAATCAATAATTTCACCATTTGGACTACACAATGTAAATTTCAAAGTATCTGTTTCATTTTGAAAATTTTCTTTAATAAACAATTGATTTGAATCTGGATTTTTCCAATGTATGTATTGCTTCTCATCTTCTGTATTTATAAACATAATCAATCCAAAACTGTCTTCTGTTGATTTATTTGTTGACACAATTCTATCCGATTTCCAACTTTCAATTCCATCATTCACAAACAATGTTAAATAAGGATACGTTCGCAAATCACGACCATACATGTCTTTCTTTGGAAATATCATCTCTTTCAATACTAAACTTCCATTAAACGATTCTTCACAAATTGACGAAAGAGAAATATAAAAAGGATTCATAAATTCATAAGAATTGTCACTTTCTTCATCGGGATTTCCATCATTTTCAGTTATTGACGTCGAAATAAGTAACTCAAACGAATCTTTTGCTTTGACAAATGTCTCTTCTAAAGAATTATCTGGGGCTTGCGATGACATGTACTCAAAAAAACTGATGTCACCGTCATCTAATTGAGATGTAAATTCAGTTCGGCTGAATATTGTCTCTTGGGAAGGTACTGGTTCTTTGGAATATTCCATATCATATGGTTCACCATATGTTTTTTGAGATCTTGTTAAACCATAAATGTAATCCGGACGATCTACCACATCGATCATGTACGGAGACTCTAGTGATTCTTGCAAATTGAGAGCATACGCTTTATCACATTCTTTATTTTTCAAATTATCAGAATTTTGTGGTCTCAAATCAATTTCGTAATTATTATATTCGGGTATATTCATTATTTATATTATATACTTATAAAATTTTCTTTATGCTCAAATCAGTAATTTTTCTTTGTGAATCGTTTTATTATGTTGATTTATATACTCCATCGTTATAGAATTATTGGAAAATCCCATTTTTCCAAAAAACGAATCAGTATTATCAATCAAATCATTCTCAGGTACACAATATTCTTCATAATGACGATTTTCAGACGAACTTCCAACTACAATTTGATGAAATCTATTTTCTTTTATGTATTGTACATTGTGTTCATGTCCACTTATAAACACATTCATATCATACTTCTGAAATAAAGGATCTAATTTTTCTTTTAATTCATTCACTTGTCCACGATAATAGCCATTGGTAAGCATCGGATAATGGCCTATCACAATTTTTAATTTGGTAGGATCCATTTGTAATTTATTTTCTAACCATTCCATTTGCTTTTTAACTAATAGATGATATGTTTGATTATGAACTCTTTCTATTTTTTGCGTGTTAATCCATTCCGATTCACTTAATTGACATGTATCCACAAACAACACATTTACATTGGTAAACTTTTTCTCATAATAATAATCTTTCATCACCCATTTTAACTTTTTTGAATTTATCTGAATTGACGGATTTTGCAAATAATCATGATTTCCTAAAATACTGTAAATTGGAATTTCCTTCTTTATTAACGGCTCAAAAGCTTGATTGAAATTTTCAATTTGCATATCATGCATAGACGATAATCCCGATGGATAAAAATTATCGCCTAAAACTACAACTGCATCTTGTTTTCCTATTTGCGACGAAATCGAATATACACAATTTCTTAAATTCATTCCATAAAATCCAATATCTCCTAACAAAAACAAATTCTTTAACATCATTTTACTATTTTAATACTTTAATACTTTTTATATCTCTTTTTGAATCGAAAAAATGAAAATTTGAAAATTTGAAAAACATCACATCTTTTTAACTACCACTTTACTTTTCATTACTTCCATTCATTCCGATTCATACGAGAAAAAATGAAGCCCTTTTTTATCGACAATTTTAAACGAACAATACAAAATAATTGACAAAACTGATTTTCCTACACATAGTTTCATTACTTACATTAATAATTAATCATTAATTTACGCAACCATTTTCAATTTTATAGCAGCGTGATGCTCATAATTATGAATTTTAAAATCTTCTAAAACATAATCATTTATATTGTCTCTTTTATTCACAATTTCTACTGTTGGAAAAGGATACGGTCTTCGTGTGATTTGTTCGTTCATTGCTTCTATATGATCCGAATAAATATGACAATTGCTACCGTAATGTATAAATTCATACGGCTCTAAATCACAGTGCTTTGCTAACAAATGAACTAGAAAACTATACGAGGCTATATTAAAACTTTTACCACAGGCTTCATCAACTGATCTTTGATAAAGACTGCAACATAACTTTTTCCCATCTATTACATTGAATTGAAACAATACATGACACGGTGGTAAACAACCCGTATCCAATTGTTCCACATTCCATGCACTGATTACCATTCTTCGTGAACTTCGTTGTTCTGGATCTTTTAGCA